GCTAAACGCATGTTTGAGGACAATTTTGGTGTTCCTTTTGAAACTAGAATGTCAAATTGTAAAATGTTTGCTAAAGATGAGGCTTATGTTGGTAAAAATCCTGATAATTACAAGGCTAGAATGATTTGGGCTAGGGATGAATGGTTCGTTGTGAACTTCGGTCCTTGGTTCTATGGAGTTGGAAAAGTGATTAAGGAAATGATGAAGGACCACAATGGAATATGTTCTAGCGGATTAACACCGGAACTAGTGGGAAAAGCCGGATCGATGATTGACCGTTTTGACAACATTTTTGAATGTGATGTCTCTAATTGGGATGGTTCTTTACACGCGGGGTTTTTGTCAATCGAGGTGGATTTCATGGAAACATGTATCGAAAACATGCCTGAGCAATATGAGGAATTAATGTCAACTTGGTTCAAAGTACATGGTCAAGCTTTTAGTGAAGATGGGTTCCTGAGTGTAACCCTTGACCGTTGCAGACGGAGCGGTGATTTGTGGACAAGTGACTTCAATAGTCTGATAAATTGGCTGATCATTTTGTTTTGTTTTGGACAGGACGTGAATAGCATAGAAATCTTGTACATGATGCTGGGTGATGATGGAGTTGGAGGTACCAATCTTCCTTTGGATAGCAAGGCTATTATCAAAACATACAAGCGATTAGGAATGGAAGTAGAACTGTTAAAAAGAAATTCTATCTTCGACGCAACTTATTGTTCCGGTTATTTCGTGCCAGTGGGTAATCAATGCTTTTGGGCTAATATGCCTTTTAGACAATTCTCAAAGTTTGGGATTAACTTTCACAAACACCCTGATCATCACTTCCCTGAGCTGTTGCACGGTACTGCCAAAGGAATGCTTTGTTCTGCAGGACACATGCCGATTTTTCAATCTTTTTTACGAGCAATTGTAGATAGTTCGGAATTCCACAATATCAAAGAGAGGAGAGATAACCGATTGTTAAATCCCTATAGACATCAAGGAGGAAACGTCGTTTATCCAACCATGGAGACCTATGAGTGGTTTTCTGAGAAATATGGGATGACCGTTCCTAACATTTTGCTTGTGGAAGAAGCTCTCGAAACTGGAATAGATGTGAAGATGTTTCCGATGATCTTTCTTGATGATTTGTTTGTTAATGGTTTTAAGGTTGATACTGGTTGTGATGATGATGACTTGTTTGATGATAACGTTGTATTTGATGAAAGTGTGAGGATCTATATGGATGCATATGCAGAAGAAGTTGAAAAACTCAAAATGTCCGAAGATCTTGGAATCACACCATTCGAAGCTGGTTGGAAATTTGGACAGGAAGAGTTGGAATTGGGAGGTGCTTCGTATGCACCACTATTCCATGCAGTTTTCTCAACCGTTTCATCTTTTGACATTGGCATTGGCACAGGACTACATTCGGCTCATAACTATTTTGTTGTTAACAATATGTTGAACAAAAAGAAATTGAAGGCCAAAAGTAAGAAACCGAAGAAGAAACTAGCTCCCAAAAAGAAGAAACCTAAGTCTGAAGGAAAATCAGGATGGAAGGTAGCTGCCGGAAACTTGCTTAGAGCTGGAGGAGGCGCTTTGGGCACCTACTTGGGTGGACCTGCCGGAGGTCAGTTGGGATCAGTGATTGGAAATGGAATCGCTCAGGTTACTGGAATGGGAGATTACGCCATCCACACCAACTCTATCATTACTGAAGCTATTACTTTTGGAGATGGAGGGTTTAGGATTAAGCATAGAGAGTTTATTACAAATATATATTCTACAAGTGCTTTCAGCACCATTAGTTATGACATTAATCCTGGACTATCTTCAACGTTTCCATGGCTTGCCATCTTGGCTGAATGCTATCAGAGATATGATATTAGAGGTCTTGTGTTTGAGTTTAATTCAACAGCTGGTTATCTGACAACCACACAAGCTCAAGGAGTAGTAGTTATGGCGACACAGTATGATCCAACCGCTTCGGAATTTG